TACTGCCAAGTATGTAACTGTTGTGCGTGACTTTGTAGTTGCTGCTAATGCTGGAATTGATACTAGCAAGGTTTACTGGTCAGACATAAATGACGAGACAGACTGGACACCGGGCGCTGCATCTCAGTCTGATACACAGATTCTTCCGGACGGTGGTGACATTACTGGCATAGCTGGTGGTGAGTACGGTCTGATCTTCTTGGAACGTGCTATCTACCGGATGACCTATACAGGCTCACCATTCTTCTTCCAGTTTGACGCTATTTCACGGTCTTTAGGCTGCATTTCTAACGGATCTATTGCTCAGTACGGCAACCTAACGTATTTCCTTGCAGACGATGGTTTCTATGTCTGTGATGGTCAGTCAACGAAGAACATAGGTAGCGAAAAGGTAAACCGCTGGTTCTTTGATAATGCTATTCCGGGTGAGATATTTACTGGAATGAGCGCTACAGTCAATCCTGTTGCTAAGTTAATAATATGGAAGTTTAATAATACATTTGGTGGTAAAAATATGCTGATGTACTCGATTGATCTTAACAAATGGTCATACGCAGACACTACAGCAACGTCAATTGCTTATGTATTAACACCTTCCGCTACGTTAGAGCAGGTAGATAACTACAACTCAAGCATTGATGCGCTTGATATTCCTCTGGATTCGCGTGTTTTTGCTGGTGGTCAGCTACTATTTGCTGGTGTTAGCGGTCAAAAGATCATTGCTTTCTCAGGCCAGCCTAAGACTGCAAACATATCAACGGGTGATATTGATGTAGGTAGGTCTACGATCATGCTAGCCAAGCCGATTGTGGACAATGGTAGCGGTTCTATCGCTGTTTCTAGCCGGGATAATCTTGCTGAACAAGTGGAATTTGGCTCAGATGTGTCTCCAGACGCAGAAAACCGTGTGAGCTTGCGGTCTAATGGTGAATATCATCGACTAAGACTGACTCCTACTGGATCTAGCTGGAAAACTGCTGTTGGCTTAGAGTTTGACGTTGTTAAACAGGGTGATCGATGACTCAGTTCCGTACATTACCGCCATTTGGAGGAGATCCTCGTCAGGTTTCTGAGGTGGTTCGTGGGGTTATGGACGGAAAGACCAATAATACGGGTCGGATTACGTTAGCCACAGGGAATGCCACGACAACTACCCTTAACGACGAGCGTATAGGCTTTGACAGCCTGATATTCTTGGTTCCTGTGTCTGCTGCTGCCAACAATGATTCAGCTCCTTACGGTGCGTTTCAGAGCCTTGTAGACCAGTCTATAACGGCTAATACAGCCACTGCAATGACGCTAGATACGACTGATTACTCTAGTGGTGTATACCTGTCTAACAGCTCTAGGATGAATGTAAGGAATGCTGGTATCTACAATCTCCAGTGGTCTGGTCAGTTTCAGAATACAGATAACCAGTTGCATGATGTTACCGTTTGGCTAAGAAAAAATGGTACAGACATCGTAGGATCTGCTGGTTTTATTTCTATCCCAAATAGTCATGGTGGCGTTAATGGTCATATTATTTCTGGATGGAACTATTTTCTTGAGTTAAGTGCAAATGACTACATTGAGATTTATTGGTCTGCCACTAATGCAGCAATTAGCCTTCAGTTTTATCCAGCAGGAACAAGCCCAACGAGACCAACTACAGCTTCCTTAATTACAACATTGAATTATGTTTCGCCTAATGCTTCGTCGAATATATATGTTTCGTCTCAGCAACAAGGAAGTGCTACCCTTACGCATTGGGCAAACAATACGGCAAATAAAACCTATGGATACATTGTGGTGGGCTAATGGAGTTTAGGTACATACCTGTAGATAAACTTAGGGACTGGTGGCCTACAGTACGCCCCGGCTTAGATGAAATTAAAGGGTATAGCCCAGAAAACTGGATAGTAGAAGATGTGTACACAGACTGCTTTAACCAAAAAGCAATGCTGTGGGTAGGACTAGAGAACAACCACTTTAAGTGCTTCTTTATCCTGCAACCTATGGGCGAAACAATGCACTTATGGGCTGCTTGGTCGTTAGAAAATAATTATCAAATTGTTGAATCTGGATTAAAATACATAAAAGACATCTGTAGTCAAGGTAATGTCAAATATCTAACTTTCTCTAGTCATCGTCGAGGATGGCAACGTAGGGCGAAACAACTCGGTTTCCGTCCTAAACAATGGATTTGCGAGGTGTAATATGGGCGGTGGTGGCGGTCAACAAACAAGCACAACGACTACGAGCATTGATCCAACAATCAAGCCGTATGTTACTTATGGCCTAGAAGAAGGCAAGCGCCTTTATGAGTCTGGTACGCCTAGCTTCTTTCCCGGTCAGACCTACGTTTCTCCGTCTCAGGCTACTCAGTCAGCTCTCAATATGGCTCAGGAACGGGCTATGGCGGGTTCTCCGCTGGTTCGTTCAGCACAGCAAGAGCAATTGGCTACGATTCAAGGACGAGGCGTTAATCCATTCCTAGAGGGTGCTTTGGCTGGCGTTAATCGTCAGGCTCGTGAGCAATTTACGGAAGGTGTCCAAGGTCTTCAGTCCAAGGCTTCCTCAATGGGTCGTTATGGATCTGCTGCTCAAGCTGAACAAGAAGCTAACGCTCAAGACGTATTTGCTCGTGCAATGTTGGAGCAAGGTGGTCAATTGGCTTACGGATCGGCTGAAGCTGAACGTGCTAGACAGGTTGCTGCTGGTCAAGCTGCTCCTGCAATGGCTGCTACTGACTATGCTGATATTCAGAAGTTGCTAACTGCTGGTCAGGCACAAGAACAGTATTCCTCTGCTGAACTGCAAGACGCAATTAACCGCTTTAACTTTGAGCAAAACTTGCCACAGATGAAACTTAGTCAATTTGCTAACTTGTTTAGCAGTGTGCCTCAAGGTCAGACAACTGTTCAACAAGCTACTCCGTCGGGAGGTAAATAATGGCTGATCCTATTACTATGGCGGTTGTCGGTGGCTCTATTGGCGCTATGACAAACAAGAAAGATCCACTTAAAGGTGCTTTGTTAGGTGCTGCTGGTGGTTATGGTGGTGCTACGTTGATGGGCGCTAGTGGCTTAGGTGCTGGTGCAACTCAGGTAGCTGGTAGTGGTAGCGCATTAACTGGTGCTGGTGCTTCTACTGCTGCAAATACAGCGTTTATGGCTCCTGCTGGTGTTAACCCCGGTACGATGATTGGTGCTACCCAAGCTGCTCCTGCTGGAATATTTGCTAATCCTGTTGCGTATACACCGTCATTAAACGTCCCAGTAGAAAGATCATTTGGTACTTTAGAGTCAATCTTCAATCCTAATATCCAGTCATCTTCAATGGCTCCGTCTTTTCTGGAGCAAGTTGGTTCTGGTGCAGGTCAGATTGGTAAATACGCTCAACAGAATCCTGTACTGACGAATATGGCTATGCAATCGGCACAACAAGCATTGCAACAGCCTGAAGCTCGTATGGCTCCTGCTGGACAAGTTAATCGTGGTCAGATTCAGGGTGGTGATTACATGAGTCTGCTAAATCCACAGCAAAGCACAGTCCTTAGACCACAACCGATTTCCCTATTAGGGTGATATATGGCAATTACAGATTACATTCCTAATATCTTTGGTCAAGCTGCTCCTAGCTATTTGCAGGGATTGCTTGGTGCTGAAGAAACTCAGAACTTGCAGAACCGAGCTAATGTTCAGGGCTTGCTAGGTGCTGGTCTTGCACTAGCTCAAGGTATGAGCCGTACTGGCCCACGTCGTTCTGCTGCTGAGAATATCTTAGGTGCATTGTCTGGTGGCTTTGGTGCTGCTGGTGGTGCTTACGAGCAGGGCGTTAAGAATTACGTTACGCAGCAACAGATTGCACAGACTCAGTTGCAGCAAAATCTAGCAGCAAATAGGCTTAGAGCTATTCAGCAAGCAAGTAAAGATAATCCGCAGTTAACTCAGTTGTTTGCAATTAATCCTGAAGAAGCGTCTAAATTACTTATTGCGCAAGAACGAGCAAAGAGGTATCAATCACTTCTTGGTGAGGTTCCTACTCAAGTTAGTTCTCAGACAGTTCCAATAACGGGTCAAGCAAATGCTGTTTCAGCGGTTAATGTTAATCAACCAATGCCATCAAATGCGGTTGTAAATACAGTTATCCAGCAGCCTAATGCGTCAAACACAACTATGCCAGCAACTGTTGGACAGGCACAACCAAATGTTCAATTAGTTGATCCTGCTGTTGTTCAAAGAGCAAATGCATTAAGAAATGCAGCGAGACAAGCGACTATTGACGGTGATACTGCAACGGCAACTCTTTTCAATAATGAAGCAAATCGTATTGATCCACCTGAGCAAATAACTTTTAGAGATGGAATGGCATTCTCTAGTAAGCGTGGGATTCTTGGTCGTTTTACTGAAACTATACGCCTTACTAAAGAGCAAGCTGAAGCAGAAGGTTTGCCAACAGGCCAAGGACAGATTTGGCAA